ACAAACAAAACATTTTATAAGCAGATAGGGGGCCAACATTATCGATCAATGAAAATTCAGCCATCAGTTTTTATTAACGAAAATAATTTACCATTTGCTGAAGGTAATGCGATCAAATACATATGTAGACATAAACTTAAAGGAAAAAAAGAAGATATATTAAAAGCTATACATTATTTAGAAATGATATTAGAAAGAGATTATGAAAAGGAAATTAAATGAGTTATCAAATAACTATGACTACACAAAATTCTGAGTGGGTTACTCCAAACGAGTTTCCAGATTTATCTGAAGAGACAGAGATAGCGATAGACTTAGAAACAAGAGATGAGAATATGAAAACTCTTGGAACTGGTTGGGCTAGAAAAGATGGAGAGATAGTTGGTATTGCAGTAGCTGCTGGTTCTTTCAAGGGATATTATCCAGTTAACCATCAAGCTGGTGGAAATTTACCAAGAACAAAAGTATTTGCCTGGATACAAGAAGTATTAAAAACTAAAGCTGATAAGATAATGCACAATGCTCAATACGATCTAGGTTGGATTAGATCTATGGGATGGCAAGTTAATGGAAGGATTATTGATACAATGGTTGCTGCTGCATTAGTTGATGAAAATAGAAGACAGTACTCATTAAATGCTTTATCAATAGATTATCTTGGAGAAATGAAATCAGAAGCTGAACTAAAAGAAGCTGCTGAACAAAGAGGATTAGATGCCAAAGCTGAATTATGGAAGATGCCAGCTATGGCTGTTGGATTTTATGCAGAGCAAGATGCTGCATTAACTTTAAAACTTTGGAATTATTTTAAACCTACATTGATAAAAGAAAATTTATTAAGTGTATGGCAATTAGAAATGGAATTACTTCCTGTTTTAATTAGAATGAGAGAAGAAGGAATTAGAGTAGATTTAGATAAAGCAGAGTCTCTTAAAAAAGAATTTAAAACATTAGAAAATAATTTATTAAAAAAGATTAAAGATTTAGCTAACATAGATGTAGATATATGGGCTGCAAGATCAGTTGCTAAAGCATTTGATAATGTTGGCGTTAAATATGACCTTACAGAAAAGAGTAAGTCGCCATCATTCACGACTAACTGGCTCACGAACAACGAACATCCATTAGCAAAGTTAATTAAAGAAGCTAGAGAGATTAATAAATTACACTCAACATTTATTGATTCTATTTTAAGATACACACATAAAGGTAGAATTCATGCTGAAATTAATCAATTAAGATCAGATAATGGTGGAACTGTATCTGGTAGATTATCTTATTCTAACCCTAACCTACAGCAGGTTCCAGCTAAGAATAAGGAATATGGAAAGCTTATAAGAGGTTTATTTTTACCAAATGAAGGATGTAAATGGGGTTCATTCGATTATTCACAACAAGAACCAAGACTTGTAGTTCATTACTCAGCAACAACAAATAAGAGTTTTGGTGGATTAACAGGTGCTGATGTATTAATAAAAGCATATCAAGAAGAAGATGCTGACTTTCATGAAACAGTTGCTCAAATGGCAAACATACCTAGAACACAAGCTAAGACAATTAATCTTGGATTATTTTATGGAATGGGACAAGCTAAGTTAGCTAAACAATTAGGTATTACAGTTGAAGAAGCTAAAAAACTATTAGTGGCCTACGATCAAAAAGTACCTTTTGTTAAACAGTTAGCGAATAGAGTTCAAGAACAAGCTGCTAAATCTGGATCTATAAAAACAATTAAAGGAAGAAGATGTAGATTTAATTTATATGAACCAAAAGCTTATGGATTACATTTAGCTATGACTGAAAAAGAATATATTACTGAATATGGTAGTTTAGCATCAGCAAGAAGAGCGATGACTTATAAAGCATTGAACAGATTGATCCAAGGATCAGCTGCAGATCAAGTTAAACAAGCTATGATAGATTGTGATAAATTAGGACACATGCCTATGTTACAAATACATGATGAGTTGTGTTTTAACGTAGAAAGTGAAGACGAAGAAAAAGAAATAAAAACAATAATGGAAAAATCAATAGAACTATCTGTTCCTAATAAGGTAGATGTAGCTATTGGTGATAACTGGGGAGAAGCAATGTGATGATGAATAAAAATAACTTAAAAACTGTTTGGCCTAAATACATGATGTTTAAAAAACAAATTGAAGCAATTAATATTGAAGAAATTGAATACAAACATGTATTAGATAATAAAGATGCTGAGTTTATAACTCCGCCAATAATGTTATATAAAGATAAAAAATATATTTGTGTAGATGCTAACAAAAGAGTTAGTAAAGCGAAGGAAGAAGGATATACTCATATGCTTTGTTATAAAGTAAATAACGATGATGAAGCAAAATTTTTTAGTAGATTAAATGATTTAACTTATGCAAAAGAAAAAACTAAAGAATTAATTGGAGATTTTAAATTTATTTTTGAAGACGAAGTTTTAGCTCCACTTGCATACGACAAGTGTAAACATTTATTTTATAAATTATAACTTTAAGTAGTAATATCTACTTCTTCTTCAAAGTTATTTTGTCTTAGTTTATATGCATCTTGAGCTCTAAGAGTTCTTCTAATTTCTTTTAACTCTTGATCAATTTGCATCATATCAAAGGTTTCTATACCTTGATCAAGATATAGCTGATTCCATTTTGATTCCAGCGACATCTTTTTTGCTATTAACGATTCCTGACTTTGCAGTATCATTTATTTCCTCATAAGTTATGAAGACCTTAGATGGAGTATAAGTAATTTCTTTATACCAATTTCCTTGGCCTTCTCTAAGCTTTGTTATAAAGTTACTCATCGCTTCATCATCACTGGCACCATTTACGTCAAGCATTATGCGTTGACCAGCATACCTGGCAACAAAACGATATAACTTCATAAGTCAATAATATCAATAATTTAACAATAATGCAATAATATCTATTGACATCTAGATGTATTTAATTGTATCTAGATAAGATATGACAACAAAAAGCAAATCAAAGGCGTGGGAAGATTATTCTACTAAAGTGGAAGACATTTTAGGAAGAATGTACGACACAAACTATCATGGTCAAGAAGTGACAATAGATAGTCCAGAATGTGTAGATGCAATACTTAGATTAAGTAATTTAAGCATAAAAATGGGAATAATAGATTTCTTCCCATTAACAGAACATTATGCTAAGTTATTAGTTGCAGATGAATTGCAGTCTAGAAAAGAACTAAAACAACAAAGAAGGCATTAAATGAATAACTTACACAAATACTTTACTCATATGTTTATTGCTATTTTAATAATGTTTCCAAAATTAGCATTATTAATATTTGCATTACTTATGTGGATTAAACTAAGTTAAAAATATGGACACTAAAAAATGGAGATCAGTAGCTGTAAAAATTGATACTTATAATATTATTAAAGCTTTATGTGATAAAAAATATAGAGCGCCAGCTGCTTTTATAACTAAACTTGTAGATGAATATATTAATTTTCAAGCTACAAAAAATAAACAACCTGTAGAGGTATATATAAAAAACTTATTAAATGAAAAAAAATAAAAAACAAAAAATGACAAAATGGGAAAAACAAATGGAAAGATTTTTAATTGCATACAAAAAACATTGGGATGCTTTTGGAAGACCAGTGAAAGGAAAAAGATAAAATGGAAGCCGATATACTTCAACTAATAATTATAGGGATACTTTCAGCATTTTTTATAAGTATAATTTAAATGATTGAGCTTATTAATTCACTTTATTGGTTTGAAATAATAACAGTTATTTTACTTGGTATTGTATTAATAGCAATAATGACTAAAAGATAAATATGAACCCAATTACACAAATTATAATTATAATTATTATTATAGTTATAATGATACAAATTTTTAAATGGTATAGATAATGTTTAATTTACTTAAAAGATTTTCTTCATGGTTAGATTATAAATTATGGAAATGTGAAATAAAAAAAAGAGCTAAAAGATATAAAAAAGAAGGAAAGCTATGAAAGTTTTAATTACAGGGGCAGCGGGGTTTTTAGGAGCTCATATTGGGTTTAAATTAAGTAAACTTGGATATGATGTGTATGGTGTAGATAACATGATTGGTGGAGATGACTACAATTGGAGTTATTTACCTAAAGATAAAGTTTTTAAATATGATTGTTCTAATCTAGAACAAATGCTTAGAGCAACTAAAGGAATGGATATTGTATATCATTGTGCTGCAACTCCTCATGAAGGGCTTTCAGTATTTTCACCTTATACAATTACACAAAATAATTTGATGGCGACTGTTGGTGTTGTAACC